CTTGCAAGCTGTTCGAACTCTATTGGATGCGGATTATTTTTCTACGGTGGAACAGGTGGCGCATCCCCAAAATTTTGGAATTGCAGAATCAAATGGTTGAATGGCAACAATACAATAGACACATTTATCGATGCAAGGACTCGACAAGGTTCTACACTTACTGACATGCCAAACGGCGAGCTTAAAGGATGTATTTATGTCAGGACCGCGCCAGCGGGGGCAAATACCTACGTTGGTTTCAACGGCGATCCTACAAAAATGGTAGGCAATGCATACTCTATCGATACACTGAACGATTCTTCAAATCTAAGAAGATATTCTATAGATACAACAAGAGTAGAGATTTCATCAAAGGATGATCTGGGAGAATTCACGCCAAACATTACAGGTGCACTATACCAGAAAGGCCCGCAGCTAGGAATCAAGGCAGACATCAATCTAAGAAAAAGACAGCTAGTCCCCTCAATAGGACTGAACGAGCCAATCTACCAGATAACACTAAACCACAAGGTTACAAATCTAGTAGCTGCTGGATCAAGTCAGCAACTTTCCCTTTCATGGACTGCGCCCGCAGGAATTACTGGAATCACAGACTATTCAGTGCAATCAAGAGTCAAGGGAACATCTACTTGGACAACACATAGCCATGGAAGCACAAGCACCACACACACAATAACCTCACTTTCAAACGGAACAATCTATGAAATTCGCGTAGCTGCGATTCAATTCCTTGGGACAGAAGAATACGAGTACACCTACGGAACTCCATTCGATACCTCTCTGATTGATTACATTACTGCAGATGCAGTGATTTACCCAATAATAGGAAAATCCATAGGACCAAAGCTCAGGATAGCTGAAAACACTTTCGGAAAGAATCTTGTCTTCCATGTATATGAGGATACAGACAGACAGAAACTGATAGATGATTCCGGCGCTGATACTTACAATGCAAAACTGATAAGGAAAAGTGATCTTTCTGTAATCCTAACAAAAGGACTTGTGAGATCCCAATCTGGAGTATACAAGTGGCAGATAGCATCTACAGACTTTGCAACCGCAGATGATTACATCATACAGCTCCAGATTACTGGCGCCGCAATCTCTTTCATAACATGGCCTGACCCACCAAATGCAATAGAACTTGAGGTGGCAAACAAGTTTTGACTGACAAAAAGATTACAGATGTAAGCATCATATCAACAATAGATGAGACAAATGATGTTGCGCCAATGGTTGATGTTTCAGACACCACGGAAGACGCGAGCGGAACACTGAAGAAATTTTCATTCTCTCATATATGGACATACATATCTGGAAAGATTTCCACAATAACAACACTTGTAGATTCCAATATTTCTGCATCCGCAAACATTGCACAATCAAAAATAGCAAACCTTGTAACTGATCTTGCAAACAAGTCGCCAGTAGGACATCTTCACGCAATTGCAGACGTGACAAGCCTGCAAACAACATTGAATGCAAAACAGGATACATCTGCAAAGAATCAGGCAAACGGATATGCTGGACTCGACGGAAACTCAAAACTTACAGGATCACAACAGGTGTACGGTACAGGTATCAACACTGCATGTGAAGGGAACGATTCAAGACTGTCAGATCAAAGAGTTCCGATAGACGGCTCTGTAACAAACGCAAAACTAGCTTCATCTGCAATAAACGGACTAACTGAAAAGGTAACACCAGAGGATAACGACGAGATACCAATTTATGACAGCACAGGCGCTGTGCTAAAGAAGATCAAGATATCAAAAATCAGCACTCCTATTGATGCGCTGGTTGCAAACAAGGGGCTAGGCGTCGATGCTACTGGCACAAGAATTGAGATGAAAGACTATCAATCTCTTGATTCAAATCTCACCGCAATTGCAGGGCTTGCCCCAACAAATGATGATGTAATACAGAGAAAAGCTGGGGCATGGACAAACCGCACAATGGCCCAAATCAAGACAGATCTTGCACTTACAAAATCAGACGTCGGCCTTGCAAATGTAGACAATACAAGTGATGTAAACAAGCCAATTTCTACTGCAACACAAACTGCACTTGACGGCAAGTCCGCAGTAGGTCACACACACAGTGTTAAACAACTGTTCTGCATAGTTGCAGAGGAAGGAGTTGATCTCAACCCAACCACACCAAGTGCGTCAGGACAGCAATTCTCGTATGGAAACGGAAGTCTCGGCGGCTCATCATATCCAGTCATTCCTTATGCATGCCAGCTAGTCGCATTGTCACTTTCAACTATCACAGCAGGAACATACACTATTGAAGCTCTGAAAAATGCAGTCGCGACAGGAGCACAGCTTACACTTACCAGCACAAACAAAGGCTATGTCGTACTAGGTACACCTGTCAGCTATGCTGCTGGAGACGGCTTTGATTTCAAGACAGTTTCAGCCACCGCAGGTTCAGGGGTAAAAAACGTCGTCACAGCGTGGTTTGAGAGAACCATAACTGTATGACATTTTCCCTTGATTCTAACAAGTGGTGGACATACGATCTTCCATCAGGTGACAAGCTAGTTCATGTATCTTCATCTACGGGAAACGACGTCGCAGGAGATGGGTCAATCGGAAATCCATACGCGACAGCTGCAAAGGGAATCACAATGCTCACAAACAACTCTGGGGACCATCTTCTTTTCAAATGCGGTGATAACTGGAACGAAAATCTTCAGGGCCTGACAGGCAAAAACGGCAGAAGTGCAACTGAGAGAATCATAGTCTCTAGCTACGGTACAGGTGCAAGACCGAAATTCAATTTTGCAGGCGGTCATTGTATCAATGCATCCGCGCCGTCGGCAAAACTCAAAAACATGATGCTTGAAGATCTTGAATGTTACTATTCAGCATGGGCGGGGTTTGGAAATGGAAAATTTCTCCGCGGGCTATATCTTGAAGATTTTTCGACACAGGGAATGTATATCCATGACTGCTCAGACGGGATCAATTCTGGAACAGGAACTACAGGCAGCCCAAAAACATGTTTTAATCTTGATTTTCGATACAATCTTTTTGAAAAGTGCTATTCTGTTGGAACAGAAGGGCATGGAAATTTCATAGACTTTACGGATGGATATACAAGTTATAGAAACGGTTTCATACAATGTGGCTGGGATGGAACAACATTCAATCCTAGAGCAAGGGCGCAATACATCACACAAAGAAATCTGAACACAAGCATAGAAGAGCCTTTTGTACTGGAGGATTCATCAGATCAACAAAACCGCAGCGGCGGTCCATACAAAATAGGATATCATGAGCAATGCCCAGGATTTTTGAATCATGGATGGGTTTCAGGAGGAGGGGAAAGTGACGTTGAGCGCGCGACTGGGATCGTGGGCAATGTAGAAAATAATGTGTTGATCACTTCGGTTCTCACAGAACCAGAGGCCGCGACAGCAGCAGATACGATGGGCATTGCAGTGGCAAACGTGAAGAGCGGGACTGGCGGCGTAACAATATCTGGAAACATCATTGCATTCAAGGGAACATCGGATATCGAAAACAACGGCCATGGAATATTTCTTGATTCATCAAACTATGCGGCAAACGGTCTTCATGATGTGATAGTTGAGGACAACATAGTGTATGACTGGGGAAGAGATACATTGCGAATTCATACCGTAGGTTCTACTGGCGTAATAATCAGAAATAACAACATACAAGGCATGTCAACAAAGAACTGTGTAATCATACATACGCCGTCTGATGTGACAGGCGGTGGTGTTGTCCTTTCTGGAAACAATTTTCATGCACCAAACCTTGCAGTGCCTTCTAACTTTTTACTTGACAATGGAAGTCCTCCTGGTCCAGGAATCAAGACATTTAGTCAATATCAATCGACATACGAGCCTACCGCAACAAACAATGCACCATCACAAACAAAACGTGATATCGCATCATACATGACTGCAATAGGGGAAGCTGGCGGATATTCTGGTTTCAAACAAAAGATGCGCGACAACAGAAAATCATCATACGATTACAGATTTACTGCTCTGGCCGTCGTCAATTATGTACGTGCGGGTGTTGGACTTCCACAACTTGGGTCTAGAAGAGCAGGATTCAGGGTGGTCTAGATGCCAAGTTTTCTCTTAACTCAGGACGGAAGTTACATCCTTTCTCAGGACTCCAGCCAGATAATAATCAGCGATTCAGGGGATTCCACCATAACAATAGAGGGAAACTCGATATCTTTGCTAGAAATAACTGGCGATTCTGTATGTGTTAGTTCGGTAGAGGGAAACAGTATTTCTCTTTTAGCTGTAGAGGGGGAATCTATATCATGAGTCTCAAGCAGGAAGCAGTACTCCGCGTATCTCAGACTGGTGTAAATTACAAGTTATGGCTCTGGTACTATGATCCTGCGACAGACTCTATCATTGCACTAAATCCCACAGGCGGGACAGTAGTCTTTGAGTTCTTTGGACCAAACAATATCAATTTTACAAAAAGTGCAACGTTCGCTCAGGATGCTACTACAGGAAAATGGTATGCAACATACATCAACACAATTGCAGAGGGGTCAATACTGACAAAAAAAGGAAGCTGGCAATTCAGGTATATCTACACAGATTCCTCTGGTGATGTAAAGCCTGGGTCATTGCAGAACTTTGAGGTTGGGAAATGAGAACTTCCTTTATTTTATTTTTCAAAAATGTGGATGTTGCGTATTGAGATGGAAAAAGAGAGGCGTTAAGCTATTGACAGTCTGGCTGAGTCTCTTTTCTGCATCGATGGTGGGAACCTCAATATTTGATCCTAATTTTCAAATAAACATAATCGAGTCTGCATTCATTTCATCAATTGGAACTCTGCCTCAATTCATCAAGGTGTTAAACGAGTATGGGAATTCTCTCTAGTCTTTTACCTCCAAAGGTGAAATTTTTCCTCAACAGAGAGTACAACTGCAAGTATTCAGACGACAAAAAGACAGAATGTCTAGGTTACAAACTTGCAGATATTTTCGACCCGATAGATGACTGAATACTTCTCTAGTATCATTGATTTTCAAATTTTTGCATGTACGAGTACATATTTTTCTTCATCGCCGCCGTCTCGGCTGGCATGACATGGACCCTTTCGGGATATGTCGCTGAATGGAGAAAACACCACAAGGATCCAGACTGGCAAGGATTTGATCTCAAATCTTTAAGAGATGATACAATATTAGGAGGCGTTCTTGGTATTGCAGTAGTTATCCTGCAACCGGTATCCGTGGCTCTAGGTTCTGGATACGACATACCGACAATTGAGAATTTCCCAACTTTTGCTACTGCAGTATTTGGCCTTTATGGCACAGTGGCAATTGTGGACAAATGGCTAGTCGGATTTGTCGCAGGCAAATAGAGAAACACTTCTCTTTACTCTCTTTTTTTGTTTTTAATTTATGAAAATCAGGGTAAATTGGATCAAGACACCTCAAGGAAATGGAATTGAGGAAGGTTCAACTCTTACAATTACTGCGGATGGCGCTGATCATATCAGTGGTGGAATCTACAAGAAAGGGTTCCCAGTACTTGCAATCTTTGGAAAGGGTAGCAAGGCATCAATCAAGGTAAAAAGATTAGGCATCTCTCTGAAAGGCCCAGCCGTCCTGAAGGTCAGAGCATACGATAAATACTATAGAGGTTCTGGAATAGACGACGCCTTCGAAATAGTCTAAAACTTCTCTTTATTTTATTTTCTAAAACTTCTCTTTATTTTATTTTCTAAATTTTACTCATGTCTGTAGAGATAGAGATTGATCTTTCAGAGTATAACGTAAAAATAGAGCCGTTGCCAGAAAAACTAAGGAACCTGCTTCCTACATTTGTGAGGGAAGACACCAACATAGTAAAAGAGGAACTAGAGAGGGCCGTCCCAGTAAAGACAGGAAGACTGAAAAACTCCATAGGTCAGGAAGTATCCGATGATCATGGCAGGGTTTTCACAAGTTCAGGTTATGGAAAATTTGTAGATGAGGGCTATGGTCCTCACATAATACGCGGAAACCCATATCTAAGATTTGAGATAGATGGGCAAGAATTTTTCAGAAGGCAGATATTTCATCCCGGATATGCGGGGGCGCACTTTAGGGAAGCAGCCCTAATATCATCAGAACCAAGAATACGAGACTCGCATCAAAGAATACTGGAGTCATTATCATGACAAACCCAGACATAACAAAAATCAAACAGAGGATAATTGACACAATAAAATCAAAAAACGAGCTGTATGACACTGATTCCGAAGACAAGTCAAAACTCCGGGATGTAAGACTTGGATTCCCTGACGGAGGGAAATTTGAGGGATTGCAGTATCCTATAGCGTTTGTAACCAACGCCGATAACTTTCATTCAAGAGAGAGATATGGGGCAGTAGTAGATAATCAGGTCACAGCCCCAAAACATGCATTTAATTTTGAGATCTATCTTTTTGGCATGGAGTCTAATTCGTCTACGCTTGAAGAGTCATTAGACAAACTGTACCGCCTAATATTTGACGCAATGGATTCAAACTCTTCATTATCTGATCCTATTGATAAGAAAGACCCAGTTGCAAAATGTTCATTTACCACAGGTGGAAAATCATTCAGTTCACTTTACAAGGGGAAAAACCTAGATGGCAGGATCATCCGCATCACTGTTACTGCTATTGACGATTAGTTCTCTTTTGCTAATGAATAATTTTATTCTCATTGGCAAAAATTGATCTTGAACATGTTAAATCGGAGATTAAGGAGCTTTTACTTTTAGCCGAAACTTTCGATTCAATTAGAAAAGACAGGTCTTCATGCATTCCTACTGCTATCACTGACAGAATAAAATCACTGGAGGGTTATCTTAATGCCTAGTGTTCCAGGATATCTCTGGTCTCTGTGGTATTTTCAGGAATCCACACAGGGAACTGCACCCACTACAGTCCAATACAAGGCGCTTGCACAGAAGGCATCTGTCGAAATATTCCCAAACTCGCCTCCCAATGTTGCAGAGCTATCAGGAAGCCCTGACAATTCATCTTTTGGGCCAGGAGTACCAAAATCAAATGCAACAATCACCATCAAACCATCTGGTGCCAATGGACTACAATTCATAGAGGATTTCATTTCAAGTGACAACTCTTTTACATTAATCTGCAAACAAGGCTCTGTTTTCCAAGTCCTCAAAGGATGTATGGTTAAAAATACAGAAGGTAACGTGAAGCTTTACCCCGACCCAACACCACTTGAGGTGACTTTAGACATCGAATATTGGAATATGACGGCAACGGAACCGAGCGGCGCCACATACGAATCAATCCCTACCAGTTTCATCAATTATACCGACGTTGTATTGAAACTTGATGCAGGTGGAACCGCATCAACAATAATCACTGACTGGTGGGACATTCAATTTAGAGTTGAAAACGATATCTTTAGAGAGCCGTCAGCGTCTGGGGCGACAACAAAACTATCTAGAGGCAGGAGAAAATGCTCTATTACTATTTCTAGGGCTCTTCTTGATTCAGGTTTAACTGATCACAACGCAGAGGTAAATGCCACAGCATACTCTGCTTCAATATCTATGGTTAGCACCACATTCACATTCACGAACGGCGCCTTTAATGGAACGGGGTTCACTCATCCTTTGACTGATCTTTCAGGAAGAAAACAAACTCTAATGGCAGGAACGTTCTCGGTGGCATAAATGGAAGAGATTGAATTTACATTTGATGGCAAACAATACAAAATGCGAGAGGCAAACGGCGCAGAGGATCTCTCATTTCAGGAATTGTGTACCAACGAATTAGGCATTCTAAAAATAAGCGAGCTTTGGAAGAGGAGAATCAAACATTGCATGGTATCTCCAAAAATAACTGATGCAGAATTCGCGCAACTATCCCATAAAGAACTATCTTTTCTAATTGCTAAATGGCAACAGGTCAATACTGTTGATATTCAGAGTTTTTTAGAAGAAGGAAAGTAGGAAGAGAGCAAAGAATAGAGTATTTCTATTTTCTCAAGACAAAGATGAACCTATCTGAGTCTGAGATCAATAATCTTTCAATCACTGATATGAAAAAACTTCTCTTCTTGTGGAAAATTGAAAATTCCACCAATTGAGCATAAATGCGGATGTAGAAATTGAAATTAATGCTAGGGATAATGCAAGCTCTGTAGTAGACAGATCCACAAAGAGCATCAACAAATCATGGAAGGAGATGCACGACCAACAGAGGGCCGTAAGACGTGAATTTGAACTAAATAACCGTGGATTAGTTACAGGATCAAGAGCCGTTCAAGCTTTTGGCTCACAAATCAACAGAATGATAGGTCTTTACCAGACATGGACTCTGATCAACATCAGAACCCAGGACGCAAACAGGAATGCCTCAGATGCCGTCCAGAATTACATGGAAATATTGGATCAATTTGGCTCAAACTCTCCTGAGGCAGAAAGGGCACTAAAAAGAATGAATGAGGCACTAGAAGAACAAAAAAAGGCGGCAATGGACGCTCGGCTTGGAATTTTCCTGCTTGTAGGAAGTTTTGCTGCTTCCGCTACAAGGCTTGTAACGGACGTCTTGCCGAAACTGAAATCATTCATTTCTGTTTTTTCTGGCAAAGGGGCTGGAACCGCAGCCCAGAGCACACTTGACAAATTCATAGGACCGGCCGCTTCTAGGGCACTACCTAAGATAGGATTGCAGATACCAAAGATAGTTTCAAGGATAGGTACAGGGGCAGCAGGATTTGGTATAGGAACAGCATTATCTTTGGCCAGTGATATACAGCCAGCTTTTGGCGGTGCCAATGACAGGGAATTGCCTGGGGGCTTTGAGGCTATAGGACCACTTGCAAACAAGATACAATCTGATGCTGGAAACGCCGCTCAGGTAGTTATCAACGTCGTGGCTAGCACTGCTCAGGAAATAACTGATAAGGTAAACGAGGCAATAAAACAGTCTCATCTTTTCGGGTGATAAAATGTCTGCAATATCACCAGTATGGGCAGTGAGAAAAGGTGGTGTGGATTATCCATTATCTGCATCAGGGTCTAGCATTACATACAGGACAAACAATCCATCAGAGGCAACTCTTTATCTAGAAAACGACAACGGTGCGCTAAACTCTACTTTTTCAGGAGAGGATGAGGTAACAGTAAAAATTGGCTCTACTACAATGCTTACCGCAATAATTAGGAAAAATAATTTCTCTAGATCTCCTTCAGCAAAGAAACCACTAAAATTGGAAGTTGTTGACTGGGGAATGTATCTTGCAGGAAAGACACCATACGAGAAAAATATAATGCGCGCAACATCTGCCGCAACCGCAATCTCAAACATGATCAGTGATGCTCCTGTATCCGGACTTACTGCAAACATTACGGGTCTTACAGGGACAACCTCAAAACTAAAAAGAGATTTTTATGGCTCATACCTCAAGGATTTCCTTTATTCTGTAGGAGAAATATCCGGGGCAGATTATTTTATCGACGAATCAAAAGTACTGCAGATTTTTCCCCATGGTTCGACATCACGAGATTTAATCGAAAGTGGGAGCGGCACAAGATATGTCCTGACTGATGCTGCACCCGTCTCTTCAAACCAGATAAAAATTTCATTGCAACACCAGATAGATTATGCTGAAGACTCGACTTTCAGATTCAGGGACGTCACTGTAACAAATGGAATCTATGAGACATATCCATTGGACGTGGATTCGTGGCAGTCTGCGGCAGCAGCATACAAGGACGATTATTCCGGAAAGACATTTTCTCACTTTTATTCTGCGTTTGCCAACACCAACCAACTAGAATACTGGAAAATATCTGCCACAACAATCAAACCAATCGAGTTTATTCCAAACGAGGATCTTGGCGGCGGCCTAAATGCACCGGTGATAAAACTAAACATACTTGACTCTTCATCTCCTGCAGAGACATTCATCAGAGGGCAGGTAAATGACGGTACAGGACTGACAGTATCAAACTGGCTCCTAAAAATACCAGACTGGCAGAATCTGGGATTTTTCATCAAGAACGGTCTTACAGGTGCATCAGTAAACCACATCTATCTTAGACTTTACGATGCACCAGTAGGTCCCAACTATTGGGAAAGAGACATCTATAATGATATTTTACTGCCCAGTACCTCAAGAACAGATTGGACTTATCTGCAATATGATCTTCCAGATGACCCATCTGCATCAACATCAAATGGATGGACCAAAAACGGCTCCCCTACAGAGATTGATCTGGCATATTTGAGGTTTGAAAACGGGGCGGCAGCAATAACAGGATATGACCCGTCTTCTTATGTCGGATTCAGCAAATTCCATTTCTATAGAAGGCAGAGATACACCCAGACAGGATCAGGCCCGCTTCCTACAAGAAAACTGATCATAGATGCAAGTGCAAAAAACAGCTTCTCGATTCAAAACCTTGCAGTCAACGAGCAGGCCAGAGTAAATGTAGTATCCCAGCCACTAGAATGCACAATTCCAGGAAACATTAATTTCAGAAAGCCCGGCTACAACGTTGATTTTACACTGACTAATCTTTTTGGTGCTGGCGCAACAAAGACGAGGGCCAGACTAGAAGAGATAACACACAGACTTGAAAACGGTGTTCATTGGACAGAAATTACTATTAACGACGCATTCCAAAGGGCATGACATGACAAACATGATACCAAAAGAGTCATCAAAGGCAAGGAAAAATGATGAGAGGGTATCACAGCTTACAGAGATACCAGATGAAGTGATATCTTCAACCTTGTTTCCATAAATACTTCTCTTTTTTAAAATTTTTTTCATTAGTCTGTGGTAATAGATCTTTTTATTTCCCGTGGGGAATATGATGTATCTGGAATCAAGCTTGTAAGCGATACTGAAAAAGTAATAGAATACTTTCTTGCAAAAAATAGGAGCGCTGTTCCTGCTGATCCTTCATCAGTTTTGCAATCTGCAATGTTTTATGATTCGACAGCTCAGAAATGGAAATACAAATTTCACAACGGAACCACATGGACTGTAGCTGATTTAGGTTCTGGAGGCGGAGGCGCAAGCTTTCCTCTAAACTATGTAATAGATGATCAAGGGGACAAGTCAGGAACAGTAACACATGACCTTTCCGCATCGACAGCACACAAACTTCGTTTCAAGGCAATAGGTGCGTGTACGATTGCATTTTCAAACTATCCCAGTACCGGAAATGCAATAGACTGGTATGTCGAAGTAGAACAGAATGCAACAGGCTATGCAATAACTTGGCCCAGTGAGATAATTAATCCGCCTGTGATTCCAACGACCCCAAACACTGTCTCTTTAGTAGCATTACATACACATGACGGGGGGACAATAGTCCGTGCAATAACACTGTTAAACGCAAGTGCGACGGCAGGAAACTTTGCAAACAAATCCCTGTCCAACATCAATGACCCTATCACTTTCCCATCAGAACTTATCATGGCGGCAGCAAAGAACATCAAACTCAATGGGAATAAACTGTATACTGACACTGGAAACACCACATCAATAGAAGGCACAAGCTCAGCTCTAAAATTCAATCTCAATTCCACATTCATGGCGTCTTTTGTCACAGCAGCATTGAAATTCGAGGGCGGTGTAAATTGTTGGTTAAACGGAAACAATCTTTTTCTAGATACCGCGCAACAAGTCAAAATAAAAAACAACGGCAGTACGATAGAATTCTATCCAAATACTTCGTTAGGAATGACTCTGTCTGCATTCCAACTCACCTTAGCTACTGGCGTAGGTTTGACACTAAATGAAAAAATTCACGGTGTAGGAAGTCAGATTGATGTATCGACAACTAATGTTTTGAAATTCCTGCTAAACGCAACAAATGAATTCGAGCTTAATACAGGCTTTGCAAAATTCAAAACCACTAATAATTTCTATACAATTGAATTATGGAATGATGATTCGACGCCAACAAACGGAGATGTTTTAGGGAATATGACTTTATATGGAAATAACTCAATAGCATCAAAAACATCTTTTGTTAACATCGTTGGTTCAATGAGTGATAAAACGAGTGGTTCAGAAAAAGGCAAGTTTGAGGTATATACTCGAAATGGTGCAAATATCAATACTGGTATTTTAATCGATAGCACCTCGTTCTTTTGGAAGGAGGCAGGAACCGCATATTTACAGTTTGATAATTCAGGGCAAATCGGATGGCCTGCAACAGGAGTAGGTCATTCCCTGACACCTACCACAACTGCATTAAAAATAATCACTGGTGCAACAACTGATCAAATAATCTTCGATTATGGCGCAGCTGGAACATTTAATCATATTTTTAAAAAAGATATCAATAGTTTCGAAGGAACAGACGGGCAGTTCACTGAGACTTTTCTAAGAACACATCTTCCTGCAACACCATTTACGATAGCACAATTACTTTTCAAATCTAGAAACACAACCCCTGCTGACATAGCATTTGCTGATATCACGGTTGACGCAAACACTAGAACTGCAGGAGCAGAAGACGGAAGATTCACTGCATCATTCCTTTCCGGTGGGACTGGAAGAAACATTATTGACGCTCAAGGTGGAGGGGCTTCATTAGCAGTACTATACATTGGAGACAACGGCGGCGGGTTTGAAACTAGATTACAAGGAACAAAGATTGGGTTTTTCGATGGAAATCCAGTTGCAAAACAAACTGGTGGGGCTTTAACCGCAGGAGCTACTTACACTGCTACAGAACAAGGAATGCTGAATGCTCTTTGGACAGCGATGAGGGCATACAAACTACTGACATGAAAACTCTTGTCATCATACTTGCATTGTTCCTTCTGTGTGTTTTTCTATTTGATGAAAACCATATCCTGAATCAAGAGAATCAAAAACTCACTAGAGAGTATGGATATGCAAAAGAGATGGCAGACGCATTCATTGAGTCCCAACAAGGCAAAGAGGCTAGAGAAAAGATTTCAGAGTCTCAAAGTTTTGAGCTTACGGTCTAGTATTGCAATAGTATACTTTAAGTATACCAATAGAATACCTTAAATCATAATGTTCCAAACCAAACTTGTGGAATTTGTCACAAAGATCTCCAGCATGGGAGAAAAGAAGATAATCTATATTCCAAAAAATTATGTCGAGCTTGCCAAGAAGGAAGGCCTCTTGGGCAAAACCCTAAAAATCACTTTGGAGAAGATATGATGATGAAATTTCTAATCCTTCTTGCTCTTGCAATGATTGTCCCTGTATCTGCATTTGCGACACCATTTGAAAACATGGCTATCGATTCACAGTCATTGAAACTAGAGTTTGGACCTGATGTATATGATCATTTTCAAGGAAAATTTATTCCAGATCTGAGGGCAGCGACATTCTTTGATACAAACATCCCAGACATGAAGCTTACATCCTATGGGAACGGATTTGTCTTCAAAGGTTCTACTCCGGCATTCAGTATGATAACATACGCAAAGCCTGTGGATGGGAAATACCAGATGAACACCTATCTCTTTTTGGATGGAGAGATGAAAAAGATTTCAGAGGAAGGTAGTCTGGTAAAAGAGATACCAAAAACAGTGATAGAGGACACTTCTATTCCACCAACTGCAACATTAAAACTAACAGTACAACCAGTCCTCCAGATGTGGAGATCCAACTCAATAACAGTGCAGGTCTGTAACGGAGTAACAAACCCAAACTGCATTAACGGGGTAAGGGATACAATAGACTATGTTCCATTTGAAATCAAGATAACAACAGGTGACGGGAGCAAGGCAGATCCTCTAAAGACAATCTTTGAGCAAAAAATGGATACTGGGAAAAACGGATACACAAACATTCCTATACTTTTGGATAGTAGATTCGAGAACAACAGGCATTATGTGGTTACTGTCAAGACCTCAGATGATACACAAAGCGTCGATTTCTGGACATCACAGAGAAACTACTGATACTTCCTTTTAATTCAAATTTTTCAAAAATATTCGTGCCAGGTACAATAGATGATATCCTTACAGTAATTTTCAATCAAATACTTACAATACAAAAAATGACAGAAGAGGCAAAACAGAAAGACGAGATGATCAAGACGCTTACCGAAGAGCTCAAGAAACTCAAGGAGGGAAAAACTTGATTGATTCCTCTTGTGATATTTCCTTCAATAATAGAGGAGGAGGACTTGGCTGATAACTATCTAGAGGTTCCACGATATCTATACAATTCTACAGGTGAAGGGCAGGTGTTATTAGGTCAAAAACGTGGAGAACGGGTTTTCAATTTAAAGCTGAATTCGACATCAATATCTGCTGGTACTGTTGAATCACTCTTTGACGTAAATACAGCAGTTGTCTACCAAGCGACAAATGATGGGTATTTTTGTTTGGTGTTATCGGCAGGAGGGACAGGTGCACTGACAGCAGAAGTATATGAGGGGCCTACACAGAATTCAACTGTTAGTGCAACTTTATTGTATACCGCTAAATTTACTACGACTAATACTAGGTTCACCACACCTGTACTAAAAGTGACAGCTGGAAACTACATTACCGTCAAGAATGCTTCTGGTGGTAGTCAGACCCTTGCAATACCTCTCACAAATGGATCATTGGCTGTTGAAATACTCTAACCTGTTTAATCCACGAATCACCGTTTTCTATCTTATTCAATGATCGCCCATTCCCTAATAATTTCCTGTGGGTAATAATCCAACTTTGGCACATTTTTAGGTAAGTAAGAAAAGATCTAAACAATGATTGATCTTCCAGAAAATCTTACCGAAGAACAGTTTTTCAAAAAAGTTTTGATGAAAGGCGACTCGATGGATTCTCTTGGTGTTGCAAAATCATCCGTTTCCAATTTCAAGTATTTCACAATGGATAGATACAATGCAGACTCGGACAAGATTCTAAGACAGCTCTCAGATGAAAAGAACGTCAACAAAACCCTGACAGTAATGGTAGAATTTGTAGAATGGCTATCCAGAGACCACCCCAATATAGTATGGAAGAGACTGCCGACACAGAAAGGAACTCCTCTTGGCAAGAAATCTTCTGGAACAATCAAGCATTACATGAGTTTCATCAAAAAATACATCAAGCTTTGCTATGGTATAAGAATCTACGAGGATGACTGGATGGACTTTGTTGTTATTCCAAAAAAGACAGAGGAGGAAGACGAGGAGGCAGAACCCCTGACCAAAAATGAGTTTCGTTCAATCCTTACTGAAATCCAGGACCCAAAGAGAAAGACAATGTACCTATTCATGAAGGATACGGGATTCAGGATTCTTGAGACAATGAGGGCAAGAAAAAAACACTTTGACTTTACCACAAACCCGCCATCCATAACAATACCAAAGACACTTGTCAAGGGCAAGACCCATAAAAAGACAGGATACCTTACAAAAGAGTCTGCCCCAAGGGTAAAGGTACTTCTAAACTCTATCTCAGACGAGGATCTTGTGTTTGCAGGAAACCCCAAGTCTGACATCTATTCCAGAAACAACGAGGAGAAATATTGGAACCGTCGTGTAAAAAAGGCAGGGTTTGCAGAAAAATACAACAACGGACACCTCAAGAAAAACATCCATTCCATACGCGCATTCTGTTCTACTCAGATCTACGAGGCAACAAAGGACACTGAATACTCTCATGCATACATTGGTCACTCTAGGTATCTCCCACAATATCTCAGAAAGTCGGAAGAAGAGAGGCGCGAGATGTTCAAGAGGGTCGAGCCATATCTTTCAATATTTGAGGAGATTGTCGTTGTGGACAATGAGGACCTAAAAGAGAAGATAAGGAAACTCGAAGAACAGAACAAACAACAAGCTGAGGATCTGGCAACAATAGTCGAAAAACTTGTAGATGAAAGACTAAATTCAATCAAAATAGAACGTACTAAATCTGAATAATAAGATTTTTAGGATTCATTCTTATTGTAATATTTGTGCAGACTGCGATTTTAGTAGTTGCATTGGCATTTTCCTTGTTTATTGTTCCAGCATTTGCAGACAATTACTCCTATTCACCATTACGTTACAACCAGACTCCGATAGGCCCTTTCCCATCGCCTAATGAAATTCGGGAAGACATGCAGAACATGTCAGAGTTTGGCGTGACCAAAATTAGGATATACGAGACAGGGCAGTCATTAGAAAGAATAGTCTCCGAGGCAAGAAACCAGCAGATTACTGTATCAGTAGGAATTGAGCTTACAGGAAACGAGGAAGAGGACAGAAAAAAGATTTCTGACATCACATCAAGAATCAAACAGTTTGACAATATTGATTTTCTAATCTTAGGCAATAACCCGCTTTTCAACAAACAGGTGACACCAGAAAAACTCATAGAATACATACAATTTGCAAAGAGTCTGACTGGCATTCCAGTAACATCCATCAATGGATATGAATTCTGGACAAACGACTATTATGATCCTGTGGCCGATGCAGTGGACTTTATCATGGTGGACCTTTTCACAGACAACTCAAAGACACCACAGGAACAGATACAGATAATCGAGGGAAAATACAATCAAATCCAAAGAGAGCACAAAAAGGAAATAGTGATAGAGTCTGGCTGGTCAACTGTCAACTCTTCAAAACATGCACAGGACACTTTTCGTGCTTTGTTGAAAGACACCGGAATCAAGGCATATTTCTTTGAGTGGGCAGATGAATCGTGGAAGCTTGATCCAATAGAGGCTGGGTACGGTGTCTATGAGGCAGACCGCACAGAGAAAATAACACTGGAAATTCCATCTCCGTTGCCACAAGAAAGAATCCAGGAGAAAATCAATCCATTTCTCTATGTCAGTATTGGCGCTGCGATAGGAGGAATTGCAGCATGGAAGTATCTTTCCCGTCACAACACCGACGGATGGGGCGACCCTGTGATAGATTAGTTTGGTGCCTCTATGTTGTATTTTTTCAAATATCTTTTTACGACTCTATCCGTTTTCAGAATCTTGACATGAATGCAGTTGTCAGTCTGGCACATATTACAATAAACACGATCATGAAAGATATCAAGATCAAGTGTCAAGTGGTGTTCTTTGAGATTAGGCAGGATGAAATGAGTTGGTTTTTCTTCCCTTGTTGCTTCTCTCTCGTACATATCCCTTGCAGCCTTGTTGACAAACTGTGCTAGTGATTTGTACCCTTTTCTTTTGCCTTCCTCACTCTTTATCCAGTCCTCGATCTGTTGTTTCAAATATCTGTCCATTCTGACGGTAGCCTGCCCGTCCTCCAGCCCTGACATTCCTTCTAAATCCTCAAATGGGTGAAGGTTCTCATGTGTCGCATGCGTTACATAACTCATAAATTAAATAAAACGATTTACTATTAAAATGTGTCGTGCAAATCACACATGATGTCAATGTGTCGTATACGTAACTTATATTAACTAGTAATGTGTCTTCTAAGACACATGGCAAAGAAAAATGATTCAAATCAAGCCACTGTAAGAATCACAAGAACAGTAAAAGATGAGGCTGAAAATTATGTTGGGCCAAAACCAAGACCCTACACGTCGTTGTCCAAACTGAACGACGACGCTCTTAGAAACTGGATATCTGTTTTAGAAAAAAAATACGGGGGCAAAAAGAATTGAGCCGCCAACAATGCTGCCAAGACGCAACAATAGAGGTAAGCTTTTTCAATCATACATTCTCAAAACTCGTCTGCAATGCCCACAAGTCACTAGTATCAGATCCTGAGATTTTCAAATTTGTCGACAACAAGGAGGCCTTGAATTGACAGACTTTTCCATATCCTGCACTAAATGCAACTATGCAGGAACACTAAACGACACAACTACAGAAAAACTGTTGCGCTGGGTCAAGGAAATCGCATCATTTCCACGAGAAAATTGGGAATGTCAACACAACATAGCATTTGAGGAGACCAAAAATTGAAACTCGTCACTTTCAAAGAAAAAAAGAAAAATCACATCTACGCTGAAAAAGATGATAAAGGAAATCTGAGTCTAATACAAGAACCTGTCATGGGACAAGAATATTATGAGATAGCTGCCATTAGTGGAGGCTCAGATGCACAACGACTTTTAGAAGTCCCAGTAGGACTGTGTGAAAAACATTTGAAAGCCTCCCCAGAAAAATTCGCAGTAGAAACATGTAGAGGATGGACATACATAGCTATACCTGTTTCATGTGGCTCATGTAGTTGCTTGGAATGCAAATCTCAGCTGTCCAGTCCTCAGCCTGTCCTCACCGATGCAAATCTCAGCTATGCAAATCTCAGAGGTGCAGATCTCAGCTATGCAAATCTCATAGATGCAAATCTCAGAGATGCAAATCTCAGAGATGCAAATCTCAGAGGTGCAAATCTCAGAGGTGCAAATCTCAGAGGTGCAGATCTCAGCTATGCAAATCTCAGAGGTGCAGATCTCAGCTATGCAAATCTCAGAGGTGCAGATCTCAGCTATGCAAATCTCAGAGGTGCAAATCTCATAGATGCAAATCTCACAGATGCAAAATACAATAAATACACACAAGGTCTTTCAGACGAACAGAAAAAAGTGATGGTGTTAATAGAATGACTCTCAAACTTCTTGCAGAACACGAACATTACAATCTCGTAGAAGAAATAGAAACTGGCAAAATCATCGAGGTGCCAAAATGAACTGCAAACGATGCGGTCATTCCATCCAAAAAGATCACACACATGGAATGTGTCTTCATGAAGGATGCAAGTGTCCTTGGAGGGTCGAGGAATGATCCGAATCTGTTCAGTTTGCAGAAAACCAGACAGAATGGAAATCCAAGTCAAACCAGAATTCTCGACTTCAGAGTTTCATGATTGGGTTTGTGATGATTGTAAATGCAGCCATGGATTGGTCAAGTCAACTTGTTACAAATGCATTGACATTTGGATGGCAGAGATCAGGGGAATAAAACCGCAGATAACACTTGAAAATTTCAGGGGGGTCGTCCCTTGAGATTTTCCAGAGAATTTTCCAAAAACAAACACACATTGGAGAAACAATGTTGGTGTGGAAACAACCACGAGGAGGAATTGGAATAATGTCATTTTCAGAAGAACCGAGATTCAGGATTTCAGCTAAACAGACTGCAAAGAACATGTGGCAGTTAGATGCGACGGTCGAATACAAAGACACTAGAATGAAGATATCAACAGATGAAAATGACGCAGGAAAAACACAGTACACTACTCTGGGATTACAACTATTATCACTGATTAAGGAAACTGAAAAGGCGTTTCGAGACGATGGACGAGTCATAGTCGGAGATGTATCCGAATGAATTACACTGAGACAATTTCTCAAGGGGAGTTGATTCAGCCACACGAGTATGTGGAAGCTTCTGGTATTGGAGAGGAAGATATTACTCATTCCCAGACAGTAGTATCCGCCGCCTCTCCAATACTAATTAGAGGAGGAAACCAGTGATGGCAGCCAAGATCAAGGCCAAGTTCAATTCTTTCTGCAAGAAGGACAACAACCACAAATGGAATGAAGGCGACGAGATATTTTGGGACGGAGACAAGAAGATTGTCTGCAATAATGAGGAATGTTATCTTTCACAGGGCGGGGCAAAACTTGAAGAAAAGAAATTCTTTTCCAAAAAATCCAGAACCACAGAAGAGAGAGTGACAGATTGCACAGCTTTTATCAATTTATGTAATGCCCAAAAAATTCCAATCTCTTCTGAAGCTCTAGCGGAGGTATTTTCATTTTGAATGAAATCCTTGAGACGCTTCAATCCATGTTGCAAAAGGTAATCGCAATCCAATCCCTGGATATTCCTCAGATACACAAAGACAATGCAAAAAAAATAATGAATGAATCATTAGATTTTGTAAACAGAGAATCTTCTCCTCAAAGAATCAATCAACTAACTTATGAAGAATTTAAGAAAAGGAGAGTTTTGAATTGAATTTCAATAACCAGTTTATTTCCTATCGAAATAGAGTAGATGAAGCTACTACTCTTATTGAAAATTTTTCGGAAGGATTGGCACCTGTCTATCTTTCGATACGTAAATCGAACAGATCCAACAGGTTACACAATTGAAGATAGTAGAAAAATCAAGAATCAAAATGAGCGAACAATACAAAAACTCCAATAGGGGCAACGTCCCATGTCTTGGTGGGGTAGTTGTATGTGAATTATGCAAACATGAAAACCACATCTATACTCCAAAGAATCAGGGAACAAAGGACTATCTCCGACTGCAAGGCAAAAAAGCTTCACAGAAACATCTCTTGATACTTCGAACATTTGATGACAATCCAGAACAAACAATGCAAGAAATAGTATTGAATGTTAAGAGATTGGTATTTTTCGAAACAGGTAAGGCAATAAAATGGGATACTGCCTCACTAGCTCATGAAAGATCGGATTTGGTAAGCTGGAAGATTCTTGCACATACATCATTCAAAAACGGCTCACCGGTATACACTCTTGAAAATTCCGAAAAGGCAATGGCCTTGAGGGCTGGAGGAGTATTCTAATGTCTCAATCATACATGCCAAAATCAAAATCAGACACGCATATTACACCACAGAGAGTATATGATCTAATCAATGAATGGTGGGGGTACAACAAAGAAAATATGTTCGATCCCTGTCCAGTAAATGCGGATTTTGACGGGCTCTCAGTAGAGTGGAAATCGCTCAATTACATCAACCCGCCATACAAACTATTAGACAAATTCGTGTTTAAGGCGATGTCAGAATTCATCAAACATAGAAAAACATCAATATTGTTACTACCGTCAAAAACAGACCAGCTCTGGTTTCACAATCTTTGTGATTTCAGATATGCTACAATACTCTGGATTTTGGGACGATTGAGGTTCGAAAATAATAAAAACAATTCCCCGCAACCACATTTCTTGGCAAAAATAGGATAATGCCATATTCATACGACTATGTCGAATGTGAAAAATGTGGAAAGAAGATCTACGACAAGGAAGAGTTAATATTTCATCTGGCAATACGACATTGACACACCCAAACAAGAAAAGAGGCAACAACTATGAGTACAGGTTCATGAAGAAAAGAATCAAGGAAGGCGCAACTGATGTCATTAGGCATTACGGCTCTCTAGGGGCAACTGATGTGGAATGGACAGATAAAAACGGGCAAAGACATGAGGCACAGTTGAAGTTCTCAAGCAAGGTCAGACCTGGAATCAATCTGCGCGATTGGTTCAGATTGAAAGAATACGCAGAATCCAAACCTAAAATAAAAATCTGGCTGGTAACAAAACAGTCACTACATAAGGAAGAGTGGAAACAAGTTGCCTAAAGCAGGATTCAAATCAATAACTGTATCAGAATCAGTGTATGACAAGTTCTACAAGGTCTATCATGACAACAAGGAAATCCTTTCAATGAAGGGAGTGAACAGCTTTGCAGGCTATGTCACTTTTATGATTGAGGAATTGATGCAAAAAGACAAGACATTTGCAAGATATATTCCAAAAATAGAAAAGATATCAGTTGAACTTGACAGGATAGTCCTAAAGGACAACATCAAAAACAGGATAGTTGAGATATCCATACAGAAAAAAGAGCTCTTTTGCCATTTATGCGACCAAAAAGACTGTGTCCACATAGGATTTGTCTTTTCACTTCCAGATGTCTATAACATTATCAACTCTAAATCGAAATTTTGACTTTCCATACCTGTACAAATTCATGTGTGTTTGATCATGAAACTACAAAATGCCATGTCAATGCATACAAGAAAGGATACAAGTTTTGCTGGAGATGTGATGTGTTCATTTTAACAAACCTAGTAATCTGTCCTTGTTGCACAACTCCATTAAGGCATAGTAGAAGATACAAGTAACACTATCAAAAAAATGATAAAACGTTCAACAATGATCAGTCTTAGGATTGATAATCAAGATCTTGACGATTATGAATCACATATCAAAGCAGGTGAATACAAAAACGTATCTACATGCATTAGAGAGTTGGCCAAGATAGGATACAAACTCAAAAAATATCAGGAAATGATGAAAGACCCCATGAAGGCCGAAGAATTCCAAAAAAAGATGCAGGAAGTCATAAACAATAATCAGATAATTGAATACGCCCAAACACTCACTGTTGACCAACTCGACGGCTTCATCATGCTATGTCAGATGGAAAAGGACAAAAGATATGAACAAAAAAGATTTCTCTAGACTTTGTATGTATGTTGTATGTATGTATGTTGTATGTATGACAAATTTTTTTATTAATTATATTAAATAAAAATGAAGAAAGAAGATATCATATACAGTGATACAGTATCAGACAAGCTCACAGGAGAAGAAGAGTTTGTCTCTGGGGTGGACGTAAAGGAGGATTACCATCATCCATACATTCCTAATCGATATTTTTGTACAAATTGTTCTAAGGGGATACACAATACACCAGATTACGAAAAAAGATGCAAACAGAAAGGATGTGAGTGCAAATGTCTCACTCATTATGTCGGATATGATGGAAGGATCAGGCCTTATGGCATAATCGATGATTCTGATCCCAAAAACCAAAAACCTCAAAGTCCAAGACCGAAAGATGATACAATCGAACGCATAATGACACAATGGCGTAGTCTGAAAAAATCAAAATGATAATCAAACAATATACTCTTGATCCTATCTTGACATTATTGATCGAATCAAACAATCAGCAAGAAAAGAAGCTGGAGATACAGGGAGCGATAATCGAAGGACTGAAGCGAGAGATAACAGACTTGAGGAATGAAAACATCAGAAGAAGGAGCGCAGAATTTTGGTAACACAAGAACACCTGGAACAATGGCTGAATGAAATTCAATACTGTTTGAGGGGGATTGATGCAGAAATTGACCCAGACAAAATCAACTCCACTGGAATTCCTATTAATGGCAAATTCGTGTCTTTTTCATATCTTCTGGAGAAGACCAACACAATATCCAATCTCATAGATAGAATCAAGTTTGACATGGAGAACGACAAATGAAAGACACAATCACGCCTGAAATGGTACACGCTGTACAAAAGATACTGAAACACGCATCATTTGACGGGCAAAGGTATGCTGTGGATATTTTTGAAGTGGAGGAAATCACCCCATGTTCCCTGACTCAAGCACTATTTCCTGAAATAATAGACTTGGCGTTGGAGCACCTGAAGCGAAAGGCCAGCACATCTCTCTTGCAGTTTGGTGAAGAAGCCAAAAGATCGAATATAGAATATGTAGATCATAAACTCAGATTGAAAAATAAAGTATTACCAGTTTTTGATTGGGACTTGATAAAATGACTGACTGCCCAAATTGTAATGGAACTGGAAAAGAATACGAAGGGGACATAATAGTTGGCGAATGTGACTTCTGCGGTGGTTCTGGATACATCGATGACGATATTGACTCAGAGTTTGATGATGTGGAGATAGATGAATGACAAAAATACAATGTGATGCTTGGTTTTGCAAAAGATGCCATGGTTACAATTCAAAAAAGATATTTTCGGCTAATCTATCAAGCGGGCAAACATATTTTTCAAACGAGACTTGTAAGAATTGTGGGGTAAAACAAAAAGTAAAAGTCAAGACAGATTTCTGGAATTCTTCAAAGAGGACTGAGAAATGAACGAGCCTATTACCAATACTGGTGTTAGGGATTATACAGGAATTAAAACGAAAGACAACAATATTTCTAATTGGTTTCTATCTCTAAAATTTAACAAAAATGAACCAATTTATAATTATCACTCTGGTCTGGTCGCAGGCATATTGACACGAGATCTAGCGATGATAAAACCTTTCATAGAAGAAAAGAAAGAAGGTATAATAACTGAGGAATTACTTTCTTCTGTTTTTGAAGATGCCAGAGTTTTGGTTGAAGACTATAACTGGAAATCTTGGGATCTGATGAATATAATTAATCAGTTTTTTGGAAGTTGACAAGAGGTCTGACTGAGATGGATTTAAGACTTGCAAAAAATAAAAAATATAAAGAAATGTCTAATGAAGAAAAACAGATCTTTCTTTTAGAACAAATACATGACAAATTAGAAAAATTTAATGATTTAGATTGGAATCTAACTAATATCAAAAGTCTACTACGATTCATTGCTCAAAGAGAGATCGAGCAAGAAGAAATCCAAAATCGTAATTCTGCATGGACAAAAGAATACATAGAAAGACAAAAACACTATCTAGAGAGTCTTTGACTGATTCTGTTACCTCTCCGATTGAAAAATGGCTGTTACCTTTCGGTTGATAGGTCTCGAAATATTGACTCTGGCAATTAAGAATCGACTAATCACATATCTTAATTCAATTCTTCCCAATATGGATCCACCGAAGATGAAACAGAACCGATAGACGAATGAAAGTGGACAATTTTGGAGAAAAGTAAACCATGAGGCTACCATCTATTAGGCATTTTGAATATGATTGTGAATATGGAAGCTCAACCGCAGACCCAGACCCACTGATTCTTAAAAGAATAAGGGTTTCCTGGAAAATACTAGGATATCAAATCAGATTAGATTTTGATAAATTGCAGAATAAGAGGTCTAATTGAGATGGATAGAAAAATTACATTTATTTTTGCAAAAGGTTCTGTAACCAGCAGCGGTAAAAGTATCGAAGATGCAATACACAACATCAAAAAGTTCCCAAAAAATACCCAAATAGGACCATTGATTTTGATTCGTGATAAAGGATTAACATATTGGTACAGTAGCAAACAATTTCTTAAAAAATTGGAAAGTACAAAGCTGATCTATCCCTTTTAGGTCTTACAAAATGAAATCTCTCTGCTCTGGCTGCAATTCATCCAACACGGAATGCACGCCCAACGATCAAGGATTCTAGAGAACTGCAAGAAATGAGTGAAACACTTCAAAAGTTCAAATGCGCCATAATTGGTCACAATGTCTCAGAATGGGCAGAAGAAGAATTATTCAAACAACCAAAAAACATACTAGGAAGTAAAAGACTTAATTGCAAATGTCAAAGATGTGGGGCGCCATTAGTTCTCGAAGTAAGTCCTGATCTGAAAGAAGACGAATATTACATGTGTGAGTGAATGTTCGGTAGAGGAACAGGCAAATTAGTAAAATAGAATTGGGCGGAAAGGATCTAGAAAGGATACACCCAGTGTACAGATACTGTGTGGATTTCTGCAAGGCAAAAAAAATCAAGAATCATTTCAGAGAGGATTCAGGAAGTTTTGAGACACTTGTCTGTATCAATCATGACGGGATCTGTAGAACATATCACGAAAAAAGTAATTATGATTTTGTAACGTTTGTACCTGACATAATTGATTATCAAAACAGAATAATAATAGAGATAGAGGAAGAATCAAAACCAAAGACAGGATTCTTTGGAGCAAAAAACAAAAAACGAGGCCACTGGGAAGAGGCAAAACATGACGTTGAAAGGGACGAGGCATACAATCTGGCAGGATTCAAGTTACACAAAGTCTGGGAATCCGAGATAAAAACAAATTCTTGGCGTAAAAAACTGCATCAATTTCTAGAGGAATCACTCAAAGTATGATAATCAAGTGTTTAGGATGCAAGACTGAAATCGAGCAGAAATATCGAAATCACAGATACTGTGATACATGTAGAGAAAAACGACTACGAGAGTCCAGAAGACAAAGTAAAATCAGAAACAGAGAAAAAATGAAAGAATACAACAGAGAATATATGAGAGCCAGAAGGAATCCACTTATCGGATTCTGCAATGATCTTGGAATCCAAAATATAGAATGAAACTAAAGACAATCAAGTATAACATATTCCTTCTGGTATGCAGGGTATTTGGATTCAAGTCAGTAATAGCTGCACAGAAAATAAACATGAGCGGCCTTGACTTTCTTGCACACAAAAATGATTTCATCTATGCGCAACCAAAAAGTTTCAGTGGTAGCCATATCAGAGTCATTGAAGATGCAATATGCAGTGGAATAGATTTTGGTAATTCCAGAGTATTTTTTGACGGCTATCAGATTTCGACTAAAAATGGCAAAAGCTGAATGCAAGGGCCTCTGCCAGAAACACAAGGCCAAAAAAGCGCTTCATGGTTCAAGATACGCGATGGGCCAGAAGAGATGCAGTCGATGTGCCATCTTCATGAAAACAGAAGGATTGAGATGTCCATGCTGCAACACCAGATTAAAGACAAGACCAAGATCAAGGCTGAACAAGGAAAGATACCACCAGGCCATGAAACTTGAACATCGATAATCTAATCTACATCTTTCCAATACTGGCAGCAATATCCACCATAGGATACTATTTTCTGTTTAGAAAAAAACAGACCTAATTATGCAAAATCATGACTCTCCTTAATACTTACAAAACCAAATCAGACAACATGTGCAAACACCTTTCAGATTGGAAATATCCAGGAAAACAAATCCAGTGCGCAGAATGCGGCAAGATACTCACCGACAAGGAAATCGACATCGTATTTGAAACTCTGATGCAGTGAGAAACCTTCTATGTTTGCTAAGAGGACACCAATTCAAAAAAACAGAAGATGGATGGATGTGTATAGATCACGCATGGAAAGACATACTGAAGAAATTGAGTCATAAAAAATGAGTAAGTGCATGTTTTGTAAGGCAACGGTAGAGAATACAATCAAACCAAGGTTTTCTGATAATTTCATGGCATGGCCCTTGTTATCTGATGGGAATGGCATTTGTGATTTCTGTAACAAAATAATGAAAGACCAGACATATAGAAAATCATGTTGGATAATAGAAAATGGCAAGACTGAATTCTTCAAGAGAGAAAAAATAACAGATATAATCCAAAAAGAAAAAACCACTCCATTTCTAATCTATGTTACAGAGTCATACAAGAAACAGGGATTCATAAACATACTATCACGGCCTAACTTTTCCAACAAGAAATTCATTATCGCATTTGACAATTCCGTAATCTCGATAGACACAGAAAAATACTCTGCATTATTCAGTCTTGCAAAAGAGGCAAGAGAAAAGAAATTCTCAAAGACGGAGCTACTCACGCAACCAAATGTCAAACATTGGGAGTATGAGGATCTCTGCATTTCAATCATGAAAGTAAAACATGATCCAACATGGAGGCTGGCAGTCTTTGCAGTCTGAGATAGAAGAAAAGACGGTCAATGTTTTGGCATACATCTACAAAGCTACAAACTGGAAGCGCATGCATACATCAAAGATCTCTTATGATATCTTTGAGCATCGCCTAGAGTTTGCAAGACATGAAAAAACAATACCTGAGCTGATACAGAAACTATGCAACAAACTATCCCTACAAGCGCCACCCCTCCCTCTTGATGACGTGGAATATCTGCGTGATCACGAACTAGAAGCACTCACCATCATAAGAAAGATGGGTAAGCTTCTTACCCTCAAAGCTGCCAAAAGGGCAAAAGAGATCTATATCGAAAAAAAAGGAGGTGAAACTAGTGCTGAATAGGATAACAGGCAAGATAACACTTCTTTCACCCATGTATCATGGAGGAAATGAAAAGACTGGGAGTGTATCGCTTCTAAACAGACAAAGATGGCTTGTCAATGGCGAGCCACAAGAGGTTCCTTTCGTCTCAGGAAATGCCATAAGGGGATATCTCAGAAGACTTGCAATGAAAGACATGGTACAACTTGTCAACTATGAGATAGATCTGAACTCAAAAGGAGGAAAGAAATTATTCCATTCGCTTTTCACAGGAGGAGTACTTGAATCAGTCGAGGCAAAAGATTCCGGAATAATCAATCTAGAACTGAAACGCAAGGTCTATGACTATCTGCCATTTGCGAGACTTTTCGGGTTTGCGTTTGGAAATCAGATGATTGAATCAATAATGAAAGTTTCACAACTTCTTCCAGTCTGTACAGAGCTGAAAGAATATCTCCCTCCTGAATGCATCCCGAAACTCTCTTTTTATGACATGATATCTTCGACATTCCAGACTAGGAGAGATGATATCAGAGAGACTAGAGAGTCAGATGAAGCCGTGACACAAATGTTAGTAGACTATGAGACTTTTGTACCAGGTTCTACATTTCATCATGAGTTCAGAATAGAAGACGCTACAGATCTTGACATGTCAAGTTTTGCAAGACTGGCAGCTCTATGGAGTGAAAAACCAATCATAGGAGGAAAATCAGCGGTAGGTTTAGGAGAGCTGAAGATAGAGTACAACCTGCCGGAAGGAATAAGCTCAAAACAATACATAGAGTTCATGGGCAAAAACAAAAAGAAAATCACAGAGGTATTGGATGAGCTCCAAGGATTATAGAAATCTCAAGATAACATTTGACATGCAGACGCCTATCTGCATGTCATACCCTTGGATTTTTTTTGATTCGATACTTGCGCATATCGCGGCAAGAAGAGCAGATCCCGACAGCTACAGAAAGCTTGATTCAAAAAGAGTGAATCTCTCCCTCATGGAATCTGGGAAGGTACGAGACCTGCCTATAAAATGGGACAAGATATATCATGCCTCATGTTCTCAACTGAACGACGAAAACATATCGTATACTACAATCTACAAAAGATTTGCAGATTCCGCGCTGTTCAATCTACATCCAAACATCAAGATGACAAAAGGATGGAAGGTGCGAAGGGGCCAAGGTCACTTCAAGGATTTCATGATTAAACTCGTGACATTTCATGTCCCAAAAATTTCATTCTATGTAAACGGTGATGCGAAAAGAATAGCTGAAATGTTGCAAGATCTTCCAAGTCTGGGAAAGAAAGCATCCATAGGTTTTGGATTCTTCAACTCTTACAAAATCGAGGAGACGGAAAAGGACTACAGCATAACAAAAGAAGGAGTTGCAATGAGACCTATCCCCATCCAGATGTGTGAATTCTATGACGACATGGCCATAATGAATTTCAAACCTCCTTACTGGTCAAATATGGTCACGAAATGTGTTCCACCTGGGGCAAAGGCAATACTGAAATGAAGAAAGAAGACTTAGAATTTTTCCAGTTATGGGCAGAAAGAGATGATTACAAACACAACCTACACGAGACAATTACAAAAATCAGAAATACAAATTTCAAAAATCCAATCGTCTCTTTTTCAGGAGGAAAAGACTCTACTGTCACAACAAATCTTTTTTGTAAATTCTATCCAAATACAACAATACTACATTGGGATTATGGCAGATACTACATACCAGACAAATATAGAAAACAGATTAAAAAAATAATGGAATCAAACTCTAAAAACATCAGGATAGAGACATCTACAAAATATGAGATTCAGAAAAGAAATGCGATAAACATTCTAGGGTCAGAATACATGGGGAAGCTATTACCACGACTCATCCATGAGGGATATGACGTCACAATCACAGGAATAAGAAATCAGGAATCAAAAAAACGCAGCTTCAAGAATTTCTTTCAGACAGGATATGGAGGAATGCTAGAGTTCTGCCCGATCATCCACTGGAGAACTGAGGATGTTTGGGCATACATTTTCTCAAACAACTTGCAGTATCTTTCATACTATGACGAATATTCAAAACTAATACCAATTCTCGATGTAAGATTTGTCACAATCTTTGACCCAGAATTTGACAAGTTTGGTGCGCAGAATGTTGATGGGATTTTCAACTGGAGAGAAAAACATGTCTAACAGATGTGCCAGATGCAACAAGGGCAGACTACGCATGTTCGAATATCGCGCTCCAAGCCCAGAAGGCCGAAAGAGATACACTGAGCAAGTATACTTTTGTCAAGTTTGCAAGACTATTCATTGTGCAGACTCTACGATATCTTTCATATATATATAATTTATATACTATAAGGAGATAATAATATATACTAGAAAGAATATAATATAGATATGAAAACAACACAAGCAATCAGAAAATTGATGAAAAAATATAATATAATCGGCAGTGTAAAGTCCACTCCGAAATTAAACTGGACACATGTGATAACTGTCGAGGCAGGAAACGGCGCGGATTTCCAAAAATTCGTAAATGAGAGCATCTTCGAGGACGCGAGATATTTTCCACAAGAAGGAACCTTCGGGGTCTTCGTCACGGAAAGATCCATCGAGGAGATTGAGGCATGAAAACAAAAAATCAAATTCAAAATGGTTCTGAGAGCCAAGAAGTCCAATCCTCAACAATTGGAAGATTCACAGAAGGCATATCATTTGGTCAACAAGAAGAGGACTATCCATTAGTTTTATGTATCTGTGGGAAAACAGTCAACAAATTTCACTATGATGATGGACTATGCTATGACTGTTATCGACAAATCCAAGACGAAAAGATGGAGATTGAGGCATGAAAACTGGCAAAATTCATAAACAAGCGGGCAATACGCATTATCTAGGCCAAGACGGACGTGCAAATCTTTCAATTTGTGGAAGATGGATAGAAAATTGTAGAGAAATAGAAGACGTTGATGAAGAAATCAAACAGCAAGTAGCAGACGAGAACAATCAGACAGAATATCATTTTGCACTTGAAATGAAACTGGCTGAAAAAGTACAAAAACAATTATGCAAAAAATGCTGGGGTGATATGTTTTCTATGCAAGAGACTGTGCAATGAAACTGATAATCGAAAAACTAAACTGCAAAAGATGTGGTAACAACTGGTGGCCTAAAATAGAAGACGACGAAGTAACTACTCCAAAATCCTGTCCGAAATGCAAATCGCCATACTGGGACAGAAAAATAACAAGACCAGAAATCAGTGTTGCAAGAAAAAAACATTAATTCTGGATGCCAATATTGGCATCCAAAACGATGATTTTTGCAATAGCGTTAAATACAAAAATCAGATCTAAATGATTAGGGGAGTCATGAGTCAGGTAGAACAAGAAAAGAGAACTAAATCATTTCCGGAAACGGAAATAAAAAATAGTTCCATATCTGACGAAACATACTATCTCATAAATCTCGCAGTGGATGAAGAAATTTCAAGTGAAAGAAACAATGAAACACTAAAAGAATATTGGATCAAGATTGGAAACCAGTTGGAGATTGATGGAGTCCCAAAACAAGAAATCTGCACAACTGCATCAAAACTCATTATCAAAATCAAATCAGGAAAACTAAACATACCAGAAGAAGAGGTGAGACCAGGAAGCTGGTTTTATGAAATCTACAAAAAACAAGGATGGGTCAATATCAATCTAGGCAGACCAAGACAGGACGAGCCTGACGAAACAATAGAAAACCCCAAGACAAAATATGAGATAGAGAACCAATGCTGGAGAATCGAGGTACGACGTATGAAAGATATCCTGGATGACCTTGATCAAAAATTAAAAAATGAACCATTTGATTCACTATTGCCAAGAAATATCTCAGATCAAACAGTCAGACAGTTGGAGACAAATTCAGAATATTTCAAAGAAATGATAAACAAAAAAATCAAAATCAAACCAATATTCTATTCGCAGCTAATCAAGGCATGGTTCGGGTTTTCAGGCAAGAAACTGGCCAATCTTTATTACACCTATGTTCAGGAGAAAGTGGAATTCGTAGAAAAACAATACAGAAAACCAGTCAAGGCACTCATGCGGGAAATGCCTGCAGAGTTTGAGCCACAGAATGAAGACCACGCAAAGGCCTGCGACTTTTCTGGAGTGCCATGCCCTGCATGTCACTGTCTACGAACACATTATGTGCCAGCGATAAAAGTAATTGTAGAAAAGGATTGGAATGGCACCGATCTCATTAATGAAAAGGGTGAGCCTATCACAAAAAAGATAGCCGTCAAGAAGATTCATTGTTACAAATGTGAGAAAGACCATGATGCGCCTGCACCAAGACTACCAGCAATAGAAATCTCTGCAACTGAATGGTGATTCTCTTATCATATCTACAAATTCAAGTCTGTATTGAGACTAGAATGCGGGTGCGAAATCAATGACGACGGCAATCTGAAAAGAGAATGCAAGGCGCATAGGGAAAGAAACTTTCTAAAATGATCATCTTTATTATTTGAGCAACAAACAACTGACACATGGGTGCTCCTCCACAAGGGTATGGTGATCCAGCAACAAGAGACAAGGTAGAGAAATTAACAAAGGAGTTAAAAGATTTAAAAAGAAACGCTTGGATTTGATCTACAGAACTAGACATAAATAGTTCTCTAATGGACTAAAAATCCAATTTTAGGTATAAAATGCCGTTTAATGATGGAGAAGTGCTAGTGGTTCAAACAATGTGCATGAGATTATCAGAGGAAGATTCTCTGAGGTGGCTCAAATCACATGGCCATGAAATGGAAAAATCAACATTCTACAAAATCAAGGCACAGGTAAAAGGTTCTGTAGACAAGAGAAAATTCGAGCTTGCAAGAGAGGGACTTTGGGAGCAGCATCTTGAAAGAATAGACCAGCTGGAAACAGCACTAAAACTGGCATGGGAAAATTACCACCTTGAGCAAAATCCAAGCCGAAAAGTAAGAATTCTTGAAACCATAGTCAGTATACAGCCATTACTATCCACATATTATCAGGCAAGCCAGCAGGTGCTAGAACATGAAGCTGAAAAACAGTTACCAAGTCTCCGATATCTATAATTTCGGAAACACATCAACATCACAGCAGACGCCAAAACAACTACTAGAGAAACTTTCCAAACTTCCCTTTTGGTGTGGGAACTACCACAAACACGAGACAAATCCAGAATACTGGAATGACTTTTGCTGCACTACACATGTAGCAGGACTGCCAAGACACCCTGCAACAGACAGGGAGATGCCGCTTACACCATTCCAACTGGAATTTGTCTATGCTGTAATCAAGGCGGTAACCAATCCTGGAACAATGTCAGACGAGGACTGGAAGAGACTCCATCATCTGTTCCATGTAGCAAAAGGAAGGCAGATGGGATTTACAGAGATTGTACTGAGGCTGATGTTTCATTTCTGTTTTTCAAGATATGCCGGAAGAAACATAGGCATAATGGCAGCCACAAACGGCAGGCTTGCAAACAAGGATCTTAGGAGATTCTACAGATTATTCAAACATATTTTACAAGTTTTAAAGGGCCCGATAAAGGACCACAAGTTTGAGATCATAAATGATATCATTGTAGAGGCGTTTCCAGCATCAGAAGAGGCAGTAACAGGGGACACTAGATACGCGGCATTTTTCCTAGACGAGTCTGCAAAATGGAAACTGGTAGATGATACGCCAGTTTTCAATTCCATAATACCAATAGTTAGGACAAACGGCGCAGACCTGTTTCTCGTATCGACATTCAAGGGACCGATAAAGATGTTCTACAAAATATCGAAGGACCCACAGGAGTTTATCTGCTTTGTTTATGATATCTGGAGGACAGAAGGCAATCTCTACACTAGGGAGCAAATAGAAAACATGCTTGCAACATCAAAGGAAGACCCAGATCAGGAATATCTCTGCAAGGCAACAATAGGCAAGGACTCTATACTTGGTGCCATCACAGACGATGATAGAAGCGACTTTGAAGAGTGGGGCGCAGATGACGAGGAAGACGACGGATACAGGGAGGATAAAGATGATTGGCCTTAAAGTCATAATGTGCGATCCTGCAGGAAAGATTTCCCCTTTCAATGACTATGACATCAAGAATGATCCTTTCGGGATAGTAGGTGCAGAATTTTCTCTCAATGAATTCAAGATAAGATGGCGCCTTGCAAAACAGTTCAAGAAAGAATCGTTTGCAAATGTCGCAAGATATCTGGATGAGGCAAAGAAAAGAATCGGGCCTAACTTTGTAGGCATGGAGACAAACAACAACGGGGCAGACATACTGCAACTCTTTAGAAGAAAATATGGCCTCGCATACATTACAGGGGTAAGCATGTCAAACAATCTTAACGAAGATACAAGAGGTAAAGGATACTCAACTGACAAGAACTTTATGACCAACTGGTTTAGGACAACACTTGCAGAAGGAATGCACGAGTTTCCTGAAAACCCGACAAGTGACATGAAAGAGTTCATTGAGCAGATACCGAAGATTGTACCTGTAATGACACCAAACGGAGGAACAACCTACAAGGCATATAGAGGACAGCATGACGACCTGTTCACTGCGGCATTACATTGCTGCAACATCATTAGATTATTCATAGAGCAACAGGAGAGATTGAAATGAAAATCGCCGCACTTGCGCACTCTAAGCATAGAAACATGTTTGGCCTTGTAGGGATAGAGGTCAACGAAGAGCAAAAAAAAGCATACGTTAAACTTGCAAGGCAGTGGAGTAGGGACCAGATTAATACCATTCCCTCCATGGTTTCCCAGCTTTACCAAAAAATACAGTGGGGCGATACATACGTTGACCAGCAGACAGGAGAGCATCTTATTCAGGACTTGAGAAAAGAAGGAATGTATCTCAAGATTATAACCACACAGAAGAACCTCAAAGACCCTTCTGACATATCAAGAACAAAGGTGATGGACAAGATAGAAATGGTTCAGCTAATGCTTACCCTTCGGAAGAATCATCAGATTGAATTTCCAAAAAACCCAACTACTACAATGGTAGAGCTAGAAAGACAGATGGCGATATTCAGTGAGCACAAGACGGAGGCAGGCGGCATTGACTATTTTGCCCCTGGGGAAGAGCTTGACAATTTAACAAAGGCACTCCTCATAGACTGTTTTGCCGCAAGGAATGTTCTTCTGGATAATACAAGTAAAACCTATTCTGCAAACAAGAGCTTCAAAAAAGGCATGACAGAAGAATTCGACTTTGAGCTTCCTGATTCGTACAAGGTAATCAGTACAGAGAAATTTTACTACTAGAATGCTCCTTTTAAATAAAAGATTCAAACAATTTAACGTGCCTCGATCCCAAAGCAAGCAAATCTATTCGGCCTCGGCCAGAAAGGATAGTTCCACATTTTCCCCTATAATGAGCACAAACCCATACTCCCAGACTGACTATCAATACTTTGAGGATGTGTGGGCAAACACGCTTGCAGGGGAGGCCTTGGACACTTTGATTGACTTTGTTTTCGGCGGTGGACTAAAGCCAGTACCGGAGCTCATACACCCAAACAACATGGATGATAGTCAGAAATCAGAAGAGCTGAAAAAATATTCAGAGATAATCGACCATCTTATTGAGATTGACAAGAAGCCAAACATTAACACCAATGAAAATGCAAAGAACGCTGCTCTTCTTGCAAAAGTTTTTGGCAGGTCGCTTATCGCATTTGAGAGCGCAAACAATTCAATTGCTGGTGTAGATGTCTTTAAGGTATTTCACCCAAGAGACTTGGGAAGAGTTTTCATAAAATCAAGTGATTGGACAGTAAGCTCCGTCTCTGTAAACATTTTCCAAAAACAAAAAGACAACATCAAGGCAGAGGAAATGATTTACTTTGTAAACAAAAAGAACAACCCAATACAGAGAAACATTGGTTATGGGTTTTCAGATTATCAAAGAATAGTCGGTGGTGCAAGATCACTACGGCGATTCGTCGAGTTTGATTCTCCAGAGATAGTCCAGTCAATGTGGGCCAGCTATGGGATGATCATATCAAAACAGCAAACCAAGTCACCGAAAAATGATGCCGCTGATATTCTGGCTGGCTTGAAGCCCGGCGGGTTTAATGTTATCATTGCCAATCCAGAGGATGTGGCATATCATGAAATCAAGTTGACAGCAGAGGTGGAAAAAATGACAGAGTTGATGAATTTCTTTGAGAGGCTGATAATAGGGAACTTTAAGGTTCCGGGGCCGTTGCTTGGAAGAGAAGAGGAATCAAACATGGCCACACTTCTTGGAAAGATAAGGCTATTCATGTCGGGTCCTGTAAAAATAACAAGAGACTGGGTGGCAGGCATATTGGAGCCGCAGTGGTACAACAGAATACTTCAGGAGCTATATCCTGAAGCTGCAAAGGTAATCCGAATAAAATGCGAGTTTGAGCCACTCATAATAGAATCATGGATTGATATTGTAGATTCTCTCTCAAAACTCACAAAGGATGTACTACCAGAGCTTCCAATCGACGCAAGGCTAAAGATAACAGGCCTTGAGCAATTCAAAGACGACATTGAAAAGAACAAGAAAAATGCCGAACAGCAGCAGGCAGAACAAAAACCAATCCAAAATACTTCTGAAAACCAGAATTAACTAATCGAGTCTTGTGCCAGATTCAGGATTTGATTACTACAAAAAAGACAACAAATTTTTCATAAAGTTTTTTCTTCTAAACGCATCTGTAAATCAAAACGATTGGAAAATAACACAGGATGCCATAAACAGAAACATCGAGACATTCAGGGGCAAGCCTTTCATAATAATGCCAAACTTCTCCCACCCACACCCAGAAGATCCTGAAGACATGTTTAAAGAACAGGAGCCTTACAGAAAGGGAACCATAGTTGATGTCGGAATCGATGATAAGTCAAAAAAAGCCTGGGGGATTGCAGAGATAACAGACGAGGAAGCACAAAGGCAGATTTCAAACGGCGATGTCAGATTTGTATCCCCTAGTGTTTTGGCTTCGAGGAGAGACGTAATAGAACAAAACGGCTCAAACATACTCAACAATTTTGAGGGGGCTCATGTTGCTGGAGTAAAAGACCCAGCATTTGGTAAGTTTGACGCACAAATAAAAGGCACGTGTTATGGTTCATCACATGAATGCAAGAACAAACTGATGTTTGTCCAAGCATGCAAAGAATGCGGCAAGTTTGACAAATCAAAAACATCTTTTGTTGCAGATGATGAATGCGTCCAAAAATGGATCAAGGAGATTTCTGACTCTCATCCTGATTGGGAAAATGATCAAGTCGTTGCCGTTGCTTATTCAAAATGTTATGATAGTTCGCATTCAGCTAATACTTCTGATAGGAAGGAAAGTAACACAACAAACCAAATGGCAGAAACCCAACTTGAGTCAGTCAGCGCCGATGTTGAAAAACTACGCACTGAACTTGACACAGTTAGAAAAGAATACACAGCCAAAGTCGAAGGACTGGAAAAGGAAAACGCATCTCTCAAAGCTCAATTTGCAGCGGAGCAGAAAAAACCATTTATCGCAAAAATTATTGAAGCCAAAAAATCTCTTGGTCTCTCAGCAGACAAAGAAGAGGAAAGGCTAGCAAGATTCGAGATAGAGGATCTGCAGACAATGCAAGCAGAGTACGAGACGATGAAAACAAAGACATCACCCCAACAACACATCAAGTATCCTTACAGCGCTTCTACAGACCAAGAAACAGACACGAAAGCATCTGACGCTTTTCTGATGAAACTCCATGGAGGGCGCTACTAAATGGCAAACCCAACAGGAGCTATTGCCGTAGCAGGTGACATTGCAAAGACTGGTATCTATGAATCATGGAAACGTGGTGTCAAAGGTACCACAAGCATTGCTAAGGGAAGTCTGGTATCATTTGATACAAACGGATATGTCAAAAACATGGCCGCGACAGACTCTATAGCAGCAGGTTTTGCCTGTGCAATGGAATCTGTAGACAATTCTTCAGGGAACGATAACGATCTTACTTGTCAGTTAGCTGTAGGAAACAGCTGGGTATACATGACTGCGGGAGGAGCTATCAAGCCACACTCTCTTGTAAAAATCAACGGTACTGCTGCAACAGTGATTGCACACGCAAAGCCAGCCAATGCAACAACCCCCACCGCAGGTGAGGTGGATGCTGCAAGGGACTACTATGGAGTTACCGTAGGAAGATACATGGGCCATGAACTTGAGGAAGCCAACGCCACAGACGCAGCAAACAACGATACTATAATTGTGAGGTTAGGATTATGAGCAAAGCAGTAACATATTGGCCATTCACACGAAGTTTCTATCAGGGCGATGTCCACAAAGCAGATCTTGAGCATGGAGATTTCCATCTTGATCTGATAGGAAAATTAAACCCAGACAGAAAACTTGGTGATGGACGATTTGAATTCCAAGCCGAAGTGATGAGAAGAGCAGAAAGACAGGCATTCCAAGGTTTGTCAGAAACAGGTGATCTTGACGCAATTACCACATCCGAACTACTCGGAGAGGTGATTCTAAAAGAGCACAGAGATTTCTATGCAATACTTGGCGCAACTACTGTCCCAGTTTCAAAACTGGAAGGCAAGGTCCCGATAGCAGGGAAATACCGCGCTAGCGAGAAAGTGCCTGAAGGCGTAGAGATTGGACAAAAGAAATCCACCTATACAAAGGTAGACTACAAACTTTGGAAGAACGGCGCTGTCCTTGAGGCAACTATGGAAGCTCAGATGAGGGGCACATTCTCCCCATTGAACTTTGACATAGACATTGCAGCAGGGGAGCTCGGTCGTTCAAAGAACAAGCAAGTAGCAGCAGCAATTGAAACCTTCACTACAGCAGGAAAGGCCTCTTGGTCCGCTCAATCCGGTGGTGTATCAACAAACAATCCGTTGACACACATAACTACAGAGGTGGACACATTGATTGGGCTAGACGCAAGACCTTCAGTGGTCGCAGTTAGAGGAACAGTCGCAGGCGCTTTTGCCACAAACACTTGGATTAATACTGCAAACTCCCAAGGAATAGACCAATACCTAGGAGGGAAATACCCAGTTCCAAAATATCCTGGGATGTTCTTCATTGTCGACAACGCTTTCACAAGCACCATGGCAACAGTATATGATCCAAAAGGAATCCTACTATTGCAGGGCCCAGTTGTGGCAAAACAGTTCGATAATCCAAAATCTCTAGTAGACGGCTATGTAATCGCAGAGTTTATGCAGGCATTGAAGACAAGCAACAACCTTGGCAGAACAATGACCAGCGTCAACTAACTACTTATTTTCTTTTTTTCTTTTTTGTTTTTCAATGAACGTATCAGTATCAAATCCGAAACTTACTAACTCTCTAAGGAAGAAAATAGCGGGGCCATTCAGGGTAAAATGTATGTCATGCAGAAGGACTGCAGACGGCAAGACAATCAACGAGGCACACATGGCCTTGGATCATCATCCATCATGCGGTTATAATCATGGGCAAAGCACATTTTTTGACTCTATCGACTTGGGAATATCAGCCAATTTTTAGAAATTGGCTGAAGGAATAGAGAGACCATTAAAACCGTCAAGAAAGAGTCTAGGAAAAAGGCTCATGGAAGACAAACCACAGACAGTAGGGGAAGAGTATCTCCTATAACTTCTTTTGATTTCTTTTTGTTTTTTTGATGTATGCCAGGCGATTATTTCGATTTAGATGAAACCAAACACTCACTAACCATAATTGGCAAACAAGAGGATGATTTTCTAAATGAAAAAGGAGAAAAATCAGAACAGAAGCTAGAAGACCTAGTATATGATTTATCTCCATCACTCCCACTTACAGATGATCAGAAAACATCAGCTAGAGAATTTGTGAATGCAGATGTATGTGTCAAATATCTTGTAAAGACAAAAGACTATGAAGGTGCAAAGGAATGGAGAACTATAAGGGATGAGGCAAAGACCGCACTTCTCGAAAAACTTGCATCCTCTACACAACAAAGACTTGTCTCATTGTCAAAACCCTATTTGTCTGATCCTTTGGCATCAGAATGACTAAAACTTCTCTAATCTCAATTTTTCAATTTTAAAATTTAATGGGACAGTCATTATTAGTACAGATAGGTACTCCTCCGGATCCTCGCGACGTTCCTGCGATATACGAATACGAGGCAAACTGTATTTCCTACATTGAGCTATACTGCCCCTTAGTCAGAACTACAACTTACTATTTTGATAATTCCAAACCGGATGATTCAGGCGATGGACTTTCCCCAGCAACTGCAAAAAAGACTATAGCAGCAGCTCAGGCAATTCATGACGCTGCAAGTGATACAGCGAGTATTGCATTTCTTTTCAAACGTGGTCAGGAATGGCGAGAGTTAAACGGACTCACAATAACAAAGAAAAACAAGACTGTAGCATCTTATGGAACTGCAATAGGCGTTGGCGCAAAACCACTCTTCAATCGTTTTACTATAGATTATCTTGATTCTGCAAATCCTTGGACTCTTGTAAGTGGAAATGAATACAAACTGTCTGAGGCAAACATCATAGCTTGGATTCGAGAAAAAAACAACAAGTACAGTCCCTATATCAAACTACAAGATGACAGACTGGTATTTGGCCTTGTAAACGCATCATGGACAGTAGCCACAAAAAGACTGGTCAAGACAGGGGCTTTTGCATCATATACATGGCAGTCAGGTGATACCATACTAATCACAGGGGGCACATCTGTAACCACAGGGTATTATACAATTTCTTCAAAAGTTGACAATGATACAATCGTTCTAACAACCAACATTTCAAGCTCAAACCAAACCGATGTTTCAAGTACAGCTGATAAAGTGTCCACCACATCAAGAAGCTGGAGATATGTAAATGGTGAGCTTTACATCAATGCCGGTGTCGGAATAGATCCAAACACAATTGATTATGAAGCTGTAATAGCAAATGATCTAAACGGCGTACTAGTTACAGGCGATGGTTCCAGAGTAGAGGACATAATCAGTGAGGGATTCGGAATGAATCCTGCGGACACAAACAATCAGGCCTATGGAATCAGACTACAAACAACTGGTACAGATATCGTACTTGCAGTAGGCTGCGAAGCTTACTATACCTCTGCACACTCTCTTGCATTTCACTCTGGGCAGTCAACAGGGGTAGGGTTGACCGGAGGAATTTCTGCATTCATACACTGCAAGGCAGGATTTCCACACCAGAACGCATCAGGTGAAACTGTATTCAATAGCTACGCAGGTCCAGGAGGGCATGAATGCGTCTTTCATGAGTGTGTCGCTGTTTACGGTTCACTACCAGAAGGAACCGCAGCATACAGTCCACGAGCATTGCCGTTCTTCGTTCACTCTGCAGTAGACAAGACACCAGGCCTCGTAATCTTTCACAAATGCAAAATACCAAACAACAACGCATACGCATTCAGGGCAAACTGCATGTGGACTGATTTCATTGATGCAGAACCTGTAATCACAGACATCACACAAGCTAGAATTTTCAACATTGCAGAAGAATTCAACCTAGAGGGAAAAGTTGCAGGGGTCGGCGCAAATGGAAACATTGCAAACAGAAATCATGTAAATATCAATTGTAAAAGATATTTCCGCCCAATCTGGACAACAGGTTCAACTAATTTTCTGAAAGGGAGTGGAACTGCAAAATCTACCGGGTGGGAAATTAACTGTGACAACATAATTGATCTTGCAAGCTGTTCGAACTCTATTGGATGCGGATTATTTTTCTACGGTGGAACAGGTGGCGCATCCCCAAAATTTTGGAATTGCAGAATCAAATGGTTGAATGGCAACAATACAATAGACACATTTATCGATGCAAGGACTCGA